ATATTCAAAGAGTTCACACTTAAGTTGATATACATAATTTTTTCCTAGTTGGTAAAAGGGATCTTCATGTTCTACAAACTTAACTTCAAATAATCTTGTTCCAAGTGGGAAAAATATTATGTCACCTTCACGAGGTCTTGATGCTAATTCATAATCTTCATCTGACTCTAAAAATGGTGATATAAAATCTTCAAATCTTTCTTTTGAGATTGTGACTGTAAGTTCATCTCTTAAACTTACACCAAATTTGGTCATGATGTCTCCCTGACCACCGTAACCCTCATAGGTATTCACATATGCTTCTAATAAAAAATTATCATCAAAAGCAGATGATTGAACTTCTTTAATTATTGTTTGTTTCCTTACAAATTTTCTAGGAATATAAGTTACTTCTACACCAAAAATTTTNAGGTGTTCATTAATTAAATCCTGAGTGAGTCTTTGCTCACTTTGAGATCCTTGTAGAAAAAAGGGATTTAATGCCATGAATCATCAACCTATAAAATCAAGAGGAGGTAACTCATGCTCTAACATCATTTTTTCTCTTATTCTTTCTATTTCTTTTTCTGCATCATCATATATTTCACGACCATTTAATTCAATACCACCTGGCAATTTAACTCCTCTAAATTTAATTAAATTTTGTCCCCATTGTCTTTTTATCAAAGCAGTTAGATACAATTTAACAAAATAATCATTATAAACTTGAGTAAATGACTCAGGATCTAAAGCTCTAAAACAATCAATCACTAAAAATTCACCTTCCTCTTGTGATCCCCAATCAATATCTAAGTACAATCTATCTTGTCTTTTGTTAAACCTTATTTGTGCCTCTGGTGTAAGTAAAAAGTCAATATCCTCCAGACGAGTTTTTGTCATACTATATTGTAAAAGTTCAAGAGAATTAAAGTAATATAAGTCATTCAAAAATAACTGATATTTAATACTAAACATACTACCAGATATAGAACTTGTATCAAATTTAAATATTTTATTAACACCTACAACAGACTCTGGTATTTGTAAAAAATTAGAATTTTCATAAAAACTGGTTGATGTAGTTCCATATCCTGGTATATTAGTGGATGTAGTAGTAGTTGTGACAATACCAATACCTGTGGTTCCACCACTCTCAGTGCCTCCATGTGCGAGAGGTCCTATTCCTCTATCAATATCACCCCTAGTAATTTTATATTTGAGATACATTCTTTCAACACCATCCATGTGTCTTTCGTTGAAAAGTTGTATCGCATCATCAACCAAGTCATCTACTTGATCATCATCTACGTTTATTTCCAATACGGGAGCACCCAACTTCCTAAAACAGTAGTCTATTAATTGTTGTCTAGTTGTTGGTTTTGCCATCTTCTTCTTCTATTTCTGCTAATAGATTTTCGTATTTTTCTTGAAATTCAAGTTTTTCTGCCATTAATTCTTTTTGTGCATCTAAATGATCTTGAACAATCGTTTGTAATTTTGCTTCAAGAAGAATATTTTGGTTAGTTAATGTAGAAATCTTTTGATTATAGATTTTTATCAAAGTAGTCACATCAACATCATTATTTTGTGCCATAGTTTAGAAAGTTCCTCCATCAAGGGTTGTTGTCCATTTAGGTATGCCAGAGGCATTTGTAGTTAATACAAAGTTTGAAGTGGTTATACCAGCAGCTGTGCCAGCAGCACCAACTTGCTTACCTGTACTATCAAAGTAAACAATACCATTTCCAGTTGTGTCATAGTCACCATTCTGGAAATATATTCCTTTAATATCTAGGAAACCTTTTGTACCACTTACAAGATTATTTACAATTGTTGCTTCAGGAATATAAGTGAATGATCTCTCTGGTGCGTTACTTGCATCACCACCTAAATCATGGTATCCAAAGAATCCTGTTTTCTGATTACCAGCACCTGAACTAGTATTATAACCAAATGCTACACCACGGTCAGTGTTTGTGTCAACATTCGCTGTGACTTCTAATTGTGTTGTAGTAGCAATACCACCTACTTGAACAGCATTACTAATTGTGACTAGTGCTTCTCCTAAATCATAGGTTGAAATTGTAGTTCCAGCTGCTATATTTGTTCCAGCAATGCCATCTCCAGTGTTAATACCTGCAGTTGTGTCAACTTTGATCGTACTAACACCAGCAAGTGCTGTCATCATTACAGTTCTTGTACTGGTTGTAACACCTAAGTTAATGATTGGGTCATTTAGATTAACTGTGAATGAATCGACTGTTGTAGTTGTACCATCAACTTGCAAGTCACCTTTAACAATAACAGTACCTTCATTACTTAAACCATCAGGAAATGGGTCAATATATAACAGATTTCCATGTCCTTGTTTAGTTGAAATAATATTAGATGAAATGCCTACACCACCTAATCTAGCGTCAAGTGCAGTCAGTGTTCCTCCAGTTTGGAAAATATCACCTTGGAAAGTTGATACACCAGTAACTTTGAGGTTACGCATTGTTGCTTCATCAAAGAAGATATCATCTGCTACATGAAGATCTCCTCCAACAAATAAATCTCCAGTGGTTGTAACCACGCCAACAAATGTAGATACTCCAGAAACTTTTAAATTTGCACCTATATTAACACTCTTTTCTATACCGACTCCACCTTCGACTATAAGGGCACCTGTGTCCTTTGTGGATGAATCAGTAACATCTGCCATTGTGATTGATACACCGTTAGCATATGTCCAATCAGCACCAGTTACTTGTACCCTATCAGTTCCATCTTCATCATATTCTATTTTTGCATCTTTACTGTCACCAAATGCAAGTTTAATATCATCACCAATTACTACCTCACCACTTCCGTTTGGTGTGAAAAATATGTCTCCATCCGTATTAGTTGATGAAAGCACGTTTGCATCTAATCTTAAATTATCTACATTCCATTGATTTACTTTTCTATCACTGTCAAGAATAGCAACAAATCCTCTATCAGCTGAGGTTGGGTTACTTACACCAGCAATTGTACCAGCTGCATGTGCCATCAAGTCCGTGAAATATCTACCACCAACTACCTGTGGATTGCCAGAATTATCTCCAACAAATAACCTATCACCACTATTCCCTTGTGTACCACCTCCACTCAGAGTTACACCAACCTCACCAAATTGCAAAGAACCTGGTGCCGAAGTACCAGTCGATCTTTTTACTCTTATAATACTTGCCATTTCTAGAAGCTACCTCCGTTTATGTCCAAATTCTGAGATGCACCTGGAGTTAATTCTAATGTTCCAGTCCACTGTTGTGTCGTGCTGTTGTATACTAAAACCATTCCATTTTGTGGATTACTAACATTCACATCACTAAGTTCACCGATAGATCCTGCTGACGCACCAGATAATGAGGATGTAACCTTAATGGCATTTTTTTGTCCAACTCTGACTTTAATATCTGCCATTATTTTGTAACTCCCTCTCTAACTAAAACAGCACCTTCTAAAACTCTAGTAACTTCACCCGCTGCATCTGTAATGAGAACATCGTACATGAATCTACCAGGTTTTAACACTGCTGTCTGACTTGTTGTTAAACCAACTCTTATTCTTCCACCTGCTGCATTAATAATGGAGGTTTGAAAATTAGTTGCTGAACTACTACCAGGATGTTTACGCATCTGTGCAGTTGCAGTGAAACCAGTCAAATCCGTAGCAGAATTAGTAGCTGCACTTTCCAAAGTAAAAATTTGAGAAAATGTAGTTCCAGTGTTAACAGTTAGATTACTTACATAAACTGCCATTTAAAAACAATATCAGGATTCTAGATATATTTATATTTCCAATAATCCCTCTATATATCTCGATGAGTGTTTATCATTTTGAAATCTGGATTATCAAAAAAGAATACCTGATTATAGCGATACTCATCGTGAAAGTATTTGTCATTGCAAATGTCCATTCCGTGAGGAAACTTAAGTCCATCAAAAAATGCTAATCTATTAAACTTAGACTCAATAGTTTTTAATTTTTTATATTTTTCTTTTTTTACCCACACTGTTTTATGTTCATTTCCCAGTTCTCTTGCACTTTTATCATAAAAATCAGGTGAATATAGATTTGTCCCACATTCATCACTAAAGTAAACTATACCATTATAACCACTATCTCGATGCGGCCACCAAACACAATTTTTATAGTCATTAAAATCATGTTTAAAAAATTTATGAACATTTGTGATTAAAAAAGGATCATCATAAGTTTGTCCACATAAACCTTGTAAAAATTCATAAACTGGTTTCAAAGCATAATTATATTCCTCTGTCCTTCTATCTTCAAAGTGAATGGTATTATAAGATGGTTTTTGATCCATCTTCCATAGAGGAACCTCTCTATTAAATAAAAGATTAAAAACCTCATGAGGATTTTTATAAAAATCATCTACTATAAAAATAGTTGTATCTAAGAGATATTCTTTTTTTATTTTAATTTCTGGATTAATTTCAAACATTTCATAATAAAGAATAATTTATTTATTAACTATTTGCTTAAGCAAATTTTTTATTTCTTCAATGTCATCCTTCATCTTTTCTATCTCATTTTTTTGATTATTTTTTATTTTTTTTGTTTTTTTATACTGTTGATATCCAGATGTGTCAGTATTTATTACTGCACCACTATTTTCATCACGGTATAAATGTTTGTGATCTTTGATAGGTATCATGCTAATGCAATTGTTCTTAAATCTTTAAATCTTGGAGCTTTTGCTTCATTTGTTCCATTCATAACAATTTTTATCTTGTAACCTATGAATTCTTCAAGTTCATCAACACTAAATTGATATTCCTTAAATTCATCATCTACACTAGGAGAAACGAAAGCATCTGGTTTACCACTATTCTTAGATTTATCAATAATTCTGTCTCCAAAACCATCTCCATCTGTATCATCAAGATTATCAAAACCAGGAAATGCTGTATAAGAAAGTTCTGTTTCAGTACCATCTGCTCTAACAAGTTGATAGAATGCTCTGAAATCAGCAGTCGCTTCACGATTAGCGGCTATTAAGAGTTTTAAAGAAGTTGCTGGATTTTTTAAATCAACTTGATTACTTATATAAACTGATGAGTGTGGATCACCAGATGATTGTTGAGATCTTCCATCTTTGACATAATCTAATATTGGTTTATTTAATCTAGACCTCTTGTAAATGATAACACCATTTTGAATGTCTATTACAGGAGATATATTACTATTGTTTGATAACAGTTGAACACCTAAAGTAACTGACCTATTTAATGGTAAATCTGATAATCTATTTGTTTCATTTATTTTTGAACAAAGTAATCTAGGAGTCGATAATTCATTTTCATTATCAATTGCGATGTTTTCAAATCCTTGATCGATGAATGAAACCTCATTTCCACCAGCACTTGTTCCAGAGACAGTTCTAATTTGAGCACCCATGGTAACATCACTACTTGGAATCAATGTATTAAATTGAGGTATGATAGTATCGAATTGATAGTTTTGAGATGCAAATATATTATCACCACCAAGATTTGACTCATCTTTAAAACTAACTTGTGTGTCACCAGAATTTAAATTTTTTCTATTTAGACTCAAGTAGTAATTATCCATGTCTCTAAGATCATTTATTTCTTGACCCATTAATACCATACTATGGTCGGTATTAATACATCTTAAGTCAAATCCATTTAATTCATACTTGTTTGCCTTATCACCTGTTTCATGAGTTCTTGGTATTGTTCCGTCTACACCTCTTGTTCCTATGCCAAGTTGATTGGTTCCTATACTATTATAGAAAATTATTTCATTGTTAATTTTGACATAACCCTGTGATG